CAATGGAACACCGGCAATACAAAGATTTGACGTATTAAAGTATCGTCAATTTGACAAGCTAACAGACAAGCAGTTGGGTTTCTTTTGGCGCCCAGAAGAAATTGATGTTATGCGCGATGCCAAAGACTTTAAAGAACTAACTGATTTTGAAAAGCATATCTTTACCAGCAATTTAAAAAGACAAATTCTATTAGATTCGGTGCAAGGTCGTAGTCCTAACTTGGCATTCTTGCCACTGGCCACAATCCCTGAATTAGAAACTTGGATTGAGACTTGGGCATTTAACGAAACAATTCACTCACGCAGTTACACACACATTATTCGCAACGTGTATGCCAACCCAGGCGAAGTGTTTGATACCATTACAGAACTAGAAGAAATTCTAGCCTGTGCCAAAGACATCAGCAAGTATTACGACAGTCTTATCACTGATGCACAGTGGTTCCTGTTGCTTGGAGTAGGTCGGCACACAGTTAACGGTAAAACTATTAATGTCGATTTGTACGAGCTTAAAAAGAAGTTGTGGTTATGTTTGAACAGCGTTAATGCACTTGAAGGTATCCGTTTTTATGTCAGTTTTGCTTGCAGTTGGGCATTTGCTGAACTTAAAAAGATGGAAGGCAATGCTAAAATTATTAAACTTATTGCCCGAGATGAAAATGTTCACTTAGGGTCCACGCAAACCCTTCTCAAATTGCTTCCACAGGATGATGCGGATTATGTGAAGATCCGTGAAGAAACTCGGGAAGAGTGCAACGCCATGTTCTTAGATGCAGCCGCGCAGGAAAAATCCTGGGCCAAGTATTTGTTCAAAGACGGAAGCATGATTGGTCTTAACGAACAGTTACTGGCCTTATACGTTGACTGGCTTACTTGTAAACGTATGACAGCAGTAGGCTTAGACTGTGGTATGAAGCCAGGTTCAAATCCACTACCTTGGACACAGAAATGGATTGCGGGTAGTGAAGTGCAGGTAGCACCGCAAGAAACAGAAATTACCACTTACGTAATTGGTGGTACAAAACAAGACGTTGACCAAAACACATTTAAAGGATTTAGTTTATAAATGCTAGAAACTATATGTGATATTATGGTAGACGCTTACAAGCGTAATTGGATTACCAGTCGTGATGGCAATGTAAGCATACGGCATCACGATCGTGACCATTTTTACATTACGCCTAGTGGTGTGCGTAAGCAAACTCTACAACCAGATCAGTTTAAAAAGATTCTGATTAAACCTCCGTTGACCTGGAACGAATTAGGCACAGGGCTGTTAGCTGAACGTTATGGCTGGAAAGAATTGCCTTACACCGATATCAGTGACAGACTCAAGCCCAGTGGAGAAATTCCCTTGCATTTTGGTCTACAACGAGAAATGGGACAACACAGCGGTGAAGTGCGTGTAGTTGTACACGTTCATCCCACTTACTGTATTGCGGCCATGCATGCCGGTATTGATCTTAGCACTATCAGTGATGCGTTCCCTGAGCTTAATCGTTATACTCGGGTAGCACCTAATGTAGGTGATGTTGCTCCTATTAGCCAAGAGCTTGCTGATCAATGCCATAAAAATTTACAGTTAGACAACGCCGGTAACATTGCTTATGACATTGTAGGTATCAAAGGACACGGTGTAGTTGCCATTGATACTAGTCCATGGCGTGCTTATGAGCATATAGAACGATTAGAGCACATTTGCAAAATTGTACTTGCAAGTGGAAATTATGGAAAATAAGAGATAAAAAATGATAACAGTATATACAAAAGATAATTGCCCATTTTGCGATCGTGCAAAAGCACTATTAGAAAGTAAAGGGGTGGAGTATACAACTATAAATATCGGTATACGAACAGAAGCTCGTGAATTTCTAGTAGACCAAGGCCTGCGCTCAGTACCACAGATTTTTAACGGCACCGAACTTATTCAAGGTGGGTTTCAAGGCATTGCTAGTAAACCCGAGGAATTCTGGACTCAATTTAAAGGATAAAAATGTTAATTCAAAAAGGCTATGAGCCAAATGATATCGTGTGTTTCAAACTTGTCAATGGTGACGAGACCGTAGCAAAACTAGTAGAAGAAACAGCAGAGTCGTACATTCTAAGCAAGCCTTGTACAGTAATACCTAGCCAACAGGGATTAATGCTTATGCAGAGCCTCATGTCCGGCGATATAAATACTAATATAACGCTGAAAAAGTCATATGTAATTATGCACAGCCCTGTAATCAGTCAAGTGCAATCGCACTATATTAAAACTACTACAGGCATAGAAACAGCACCTAAAAGTGGGATTATAACATAATATGCCAGCAGCCGTACCTGTAGCAACTATTGCCAGCTTTGGAGATGGAAGCGGCGGCTGGGCTAAAAGAATAGCTCCAGGTCCCAAGGGAGATATGGATGCACCATTGGCAGAAGTTGATCCAGAATTTGCAAATAATGTAACAGTTAAAACAAAATTTGGACCGGTGGTAACAGAAAAACAAACAGTATTTCCACATGGAAATAGTGCGTCAGGAAAACCGGGATTTCCTAGAAGAACAGCAACTCTTAATACAACGTCCTGGGGTCAACCCAATGGTGTTCGTAATGGTCTAGGTACAACTGGCTGTGATGTCGGATGTATTGTAACCATGGACGGCCCAGGTTGTTTAACTGTTAGAGTTGGTCCTATGAAACTTCCGTTGGCTGTAGCCGGGGCCGAAGGTGCTAGATCTTTTCTATCATGTGGGCACACACTAATAGGCGGTGACCCTACTGTTCTAGTTGGAATAATAACATAATATGGCAACAGGTTTAGAGATTAATGCGTCGGTTGCAATAACAGGCGGAAATGGCGTGTTTTGGTCACCGGACTTGGCCAGAGAATACTACACTTATTTTTCACTACCAACACCTGCTATTGTAGATACCTTTTGTACTGCGGCCAAAGTTAATGCTGGTACAGACAACGGTGCTTATCCGTTGGCACGAAATGGGGCCGAAGGCGGATACAATCCATTGTGGGGTTCTGGTCTTCCTGGCACTTCAATATCAACTGATGGACTATTAGTAGCCTTAGATAGTCTAGGACAGGGTGTAACACAAAATAATTTCTTAATTGACTGCTTTAGTGCTAATGCCGGTTATCGTTCCAGTGGTGCTGGCACATATACATTTGCGGCCAGCACTCCGAGTGTAACTGGTTGTTTGCTTAATCAAGCACAAGCACCATTTACCCCACCAACACCACCATTTACCAGTCGAATTGATGGTATGGCCAAATTTGGCAATGTGTTTAGTGTATCAACTGGCTGGTGTTCTAGTGCATTTGAAACAACCGCCACAACAACAATTTTAAAAAATACAACGTATCAACAAACTAAGCCTGGGTATGCTAGTCAACTTGATTTAGCTACCAACGGTATTGCCTATACTGCACCTTTAATATACAACACAATTAAAAATTGGGGTACTATATACGATGTGAGAAACATTGGTACTATGGTAGATGTATATGTGTTTGGTCAAAACTTACTGAATCAACAGCTAGGAAAATACGGCCACTGGGACATGATGTTGGCCAACGTAGGATTAGATACCAGCAACCTATCGTCAATCCCACAGCAACAAAATATCACAGTACCTACTAGCTCATCAACATTTAGTCAATCGCCTGTAGGACAAATTGAATATCCCACTACAACTAATGTTACTGTAAGTACCAGAATAGCTGGGTCGAGTCCGGATGTAGTAAAAGCAATTTACAACAAAGTTACTGGTAACAACTTAGAGACTATTGTAATAGCAACTGGGTTCGTTCCTACCACAGCTGAGATGCAACCTACACCAATTCTAGCTTGTGTTACTGTACTGACCGACTTTTTAAGTTTTGATAAAGTAGTAAGTCAAGACATACGCACTCAATGGGCAGATCTTGGTGTTGGCGATTTTGAAACCTTTGCGGCATTTTTAAATGATCGCCTGGGACAGGGTTATTTTGGCAGCTGGAAAGAAATGGGAGATTTCCTATTAGAAGTCGACGTACCAAGTCAA